TGAGGAACGCACTGGGCGATGAAGATTGTTATCTTGTTCCACCCAGTGCTCCTGTCGTTAATATGATTAGCCCTTTTTTACTGATGTACCTTTACGGCCTTTTGGAGTGTATCCGAAGAATGTCTTTCCTCCGTTATTACCCTTAGCTTTGTTCTTTCCTTCAACAGGCTTTAACTCAGTAGCCTTAGCTCTTGATCCTTTATTCATATGTTCACCTCCCTGTTATGCTGCTCCGCCGATAGAGGCGAGTAGTTGTGCGATGTCCGGTCTAGGTTGACCAGCAGCAGGGGCCGCTCCGCTTTGTTCTTCTGGAGTTGGCTGCGAGGCAGGGGCGGGGGCCGCACCTGCTACTGGAACTTGTTGATTTGGCATACCAGGGATTGATGGTTGCATCATTTCTGGTGCTGGCTGTGGAGCCGGAGCAAACGCCTTCTCAATAATAGTTTCTAGTTGTAATCCTTTTTGTCTGCCAGCGATGACTTCAGCGATGCGAGTGATAACTTGAGTTGGGTCTTGACCTTGCGAGGCAAGTGCTGGTATAGCTTGAGCATACTGAGCGACAGCAACACGAAGAGAATCACGCATTTCTTCAATGTCCACTCTTTGTTCTTCTTGTGTAACATTTAACTCCATTGGTATTTCTCGGCGGACATAATCACGGGACACTAACTTATCGCTACGCATTTGTAGCAGTGCAATGATTGCACGGTTAGGATCCATACCTGACATAATTCCGTAACGTACATCTACAGCGTACTCGCCTTTGATATCACGAGATGGAACATATTTCATTGTATAAGGTGTACCGTCATCGGTTCCCTTAATTTGCTTGGTCATAGAACCAAAGATCTTCTCATCTACTTCAAAACATAGTGAGGCTAGATCAGTAAACAGACGAGCGAACTGTGCTTGTGCTGCTTTGATTTGTGTATCAAATCCTGCTTGTAGTGCTTGTACACCACGACCAGTAACGATAGAGGCATCAATATTACCTGAACGAGTTTCAGGATAACGAGCACCTGTGCGTAGTTCACGCTCTAGTACACCTGACTCTTGGAATACTCCTGCTGGTAGTTCTAGTGGAACTCTGCGGATACCTTGTGGATTAGCAGAACGCATAATCGCATCAGGTCCTAGAGCAAGTTCTTGTACATCCTGTGGAATAGCAATAGGTGCTTGAATAGATTTCTCAGCAGCCTGAATCTGTAATACTGCAAAACGAGCACGGGCTAATTGAACTGACAAGATATCATCAAACTGACCACGAGCTTCCCCATCTAGGGATGAGCGCATAGCTACATTGGCCAAACACTTACCTACTGGATTAGGAAGATTAGCAAGGATTAAGTTCTTACGTTCTGGTAGGAATATTAGATCCTGATCTTTGTCGTGGTAGCGAACTAATGAAAGTGAAGGTGAACCTTGTTGCCAACTGTTTTGTGGCAAGATCTGATCTGCATACTCTGGGTACTGCGCTGCTAAAGATTCAGCATCTGTTGATACAACCTGAGTCAAAGAAATGGTACGACCAAAGCGGTCCATCTCTGGGTATACACCCCAAGGATTTAACAAACGAATACGAGGATTGTTTGTTTCGTAATCCATTTCAATAATTGCTGGCAACATACCGTAGGTATTAAACCAGTCAGCACCTTGATACATCTGGATCTGTAGATCAGAAGATGTTACATAGTAGTTAGCAATACGAGTTCTAGTGTCAGCAGCACGGCGCTGTGTATCAGATACCATATTGGTAGCGGAACAATTAAATGATGGAAGGGGAGCCATCACCTCAGCTAAGTCACGGGCTGCTACATCTACAAAGTTAGCGACTAGAGGCTTTGGATAATCCTCTGAGAACATAGATGGATATACCTTTGATATATCACCTTGGCGGACCGATAGGACATCACGCATACGCTGATCACGAGCGGCATAGCGTGTTTGTATCCTAGCGGTCTTCGCTACAACTTCTTTAGGAGTTAACAACTTGTGTCCTTACTAGAATTAATTATTTACGTTTCTTAGCAGCCTTGTACATACCGCCACGTGGATTTCCAAATTGATCACGGAAATCTGTTTCAACACTAGCAGAGGTTGATCCCTTTTTTCCTTTAAGAGCAGAACCTGCAGTTTCTCTTACTTGCTTTACAAGATTTCTTCCTGCTGCTTCTGTTATAGCTCTACGAGAAGATTTACCGGTATTAGTGCTTGATCCAGATAATCCCGTTTTTGATTTGTAGTCTGGCGCTATATTGCTATCAACTACAGTACGGCCAAGTGTTCCAACTGCTGTAACAATATCACGAGCTTCACGAGCAGTTACTCGGTAGCGATTTGTGATATCTTGAACAAGTGATTGCTTCTTTGAAGATGAAGAGCTTGAAGCCATATTCTTTTTTACGGTTGGATTAGATTTTGGTAACTTTCGCATTTTTTCATTTCTTTTGCTTATATCTTTCTTACTTGCCATTTGTTTCTCTCCTTAGTTAGATTTATTATTAACGTTGTGGGCCTACACGGTAATACTTGTCTTTATCTTTTTGTCTAACGTTAGCAATTACGCCAGAACTTGTACCTTTTTTTCCAGACTTTAAAGCAGATCCAGCTTCTTTTACTTGCTTTGCAAGATTTTTTTCAGCACTTTTGGCACTTTTTATATTTGGCGCATCTAAATAAGTTCCTACTGCTGTAACAATATCACGAGCTTCACGAGCAGTTACTCTATAACGATTTGTAATATTTTGAATTATTGATTTTTTATCTTTTGCCATTTTTTCTCCTTAGATAAATGTTTTATCTTTTTGTAGTAGCATTTCATCTATATTAATAACTATCCGTTTAGCCTTTTCCCTATTGGATAGGAACGGATTTTTCAAATGATGGGTTTGATATTGTCCGTAATTGATCATCTCTCTAGCCCTGATCTCGCAGAACCACAAGGCCATTACCATATCGGTTTTGCCCTTAGTGGTAGGTGACCAAGTTATTAACTGCTCTATTAGAGCCTTAACATTCTCAGTCTGATCACTAGGTAGATGGATCAAATTATCTCTATGGTGCTTGCCATCGTGCTGCTTAGTACCGAACAAGGTAGACATAGAAGCCACACCGAAGCCAGAATCCCACTTATTATTACCAGTATGATGCTCACGGAGTATAACTCCACGAGTAGCTAAGTGCTGACGTATACCTTCATCCTGTGTAAGGAATGATTGGAAAGCGTTACGCTCTACGATCCATTCACTAGGATGATATAACTCTGTCCAGTCAAATATTAATTGACGGATCTGCGCCGGAGTCGGCCTTGAAATCTTGATAGCATCAACAATGTAACGTTTATGGGTAGTACGATCAACAGCATAACAAATAGCAGCAGTGTCACCAACCATTGCAGGATCAAGACCACATATATAAGTAAAGCCTTGAGTATCTTTTGGATGACCTGGATAACCTGGATTGAGTCCACCGCTCTTTCGCATACCATCAATAGAACCACGAACACACACAGGATCAAAAACAGCATCATCTGAAACATCTTGCTGCTGATAGACCAAGGCCCAAGTTGAAACATCCATTGACTGTCGCTCGTTAAAGAGGTTGCGACCTGACCATCTTGGATAGAGGTCATCTTCATTCTTGTCAGCTTCATCCTGTCCATCAAATGGTTGATCTGATGCAGGCCAAAGGGTTTCCCACTTATCGGGATCTTCATCTGTAGTTAGAAGAGCTGGCATCGCAAGATAGGTCCAAGGTACTAGACCACCAGGATATCTATCGGGGTTGCGAAGTTCTCTATATAAATCTACTGAGGCTACACGGGTACCAATAATAATTAATTTGCCAGTAGGGTTAAGACGGGACCGGACATCCTGCGTTAGCCACTTGATCTGTCGTTCAAAGTCATTGGCATTAGATAAAGTAACAGCATCATCTACTATGATCATATCTGCACGTTTACCGTAGATCTGACCGCCGATACCTACGGCTTCTATATTAGGATCCTTCTCAGAGGATTCCCGAAGTTCATCACCGAAGGTGACACGAGTTGCTTGCCAAGAGGCGCTCTTAGATTTGAACCCTACGCCAGCAGCGTAAGCTGCTTGAAGATCCTCATACATTGGGTGAGTCAGTCGTTGCTTTATGGCGTAGAGAAAGTCACCAGCCAAACGCTGGGTCTGTGAAACTATCAGAACACGGAAATTCGGGTTCTGGCAAAGTAGCCAAGTTACGTAGTCTACTGTGATAGTAATTGACTTAGCGTGGTTAGGCGGAATGTTAATAAGAATGCGGTTGTTGTTTAGACCCTTCTCAAACTTCATAGAGGGGTGATTCCAACCTGGGGCTTGCCCATTAATCACATCAACTAGATTCTGTTGGTGAGGGAAGGTT